TCTATACCAATCTGAAAGAAACCATTAATCGCATATTCTAGAATATCTGATTTTGATAGATTTTTATTGGTCTTTTCATAAATAAAACTTATAGCTTGTTCTAATGTGAAATATTCTAATTCTGGAAGTTCCATAAAATGCCCCTTTAGCATTTATCCTTATAGAGAAGAGCGCACCAACAAAGTAAGGTTCTTTGCTTTCGGGGATCAGCCTAGATGCGCTTTATTTGGTTATTCAGCTAATGTAATAGATTCAATTTCCCATCTATTGCCTTTATAATTTTTTTGCAGAAATTTTACAGCTTTCGTTCTAGCGTCTGTTTTATCTACCGCATCTATAGAAATGGTATCGCTATCTACTTCATTTCCCATACTATCTATTACAAAAAAACTAAGTATATACTCTTTATTTTCCATATCTGGCCTTATTTTTTATACTCACGGAGATATTAGTTAGCATAGTTTCTTTATTCCGATTGCTACTACTAATTATTGTTCCGGGAATAAATGATTTACTTTCTTATTGTTTTTTTCAAAAGCTGTTGAATGATTGGGCGTTGTAACTCTTGTTTAGACCATTCAGCTAATTTTGTCGTTTTATCTTGTTCTATACGTTTTTGTTCTGCTCTTAATTTATAAAGTTGATAACAAAAATATGTAATAGCTAATATTGCACCGATCAATATAGGTAATTTTAAGATTGGCCAAAAAAAGTAACCTAACAGGATTACAAAAAGGCATATTGCTAAAAAGAGTAAAAAATCTAAAACAGAAAACACAAAGGAATCAAATGCAGCCAAGACAGATTTAATCATATTAACCCCTTTTAATATTTTGATTATTTATTGTTCTATTTTATCAAAGTTTAAATGCGATAAGCTACGTTTATTTCTTGTTTTTGCGCTTAGATTATAATAACTTCGCTACAAATTTGTAGTACGTACCCTAAAGCCTTTTTAGGGAAAATTTTAAAATTTAGCAATTTGATAATATGTTCGTGCGATGTAGTCACGTATAAAAAATCCCCACGTTGTGAAACGTAGGGATTTATTTTATCTTCTTTTCGCAATTCTTCTTTCGGACCTCTTCATATCTTCAAGATTTTTGTGCGCAATATGGTAAATTGTTTCTAACACTTCCATATTAGGACTATTCTGTCTGCTATCTATTTCACGTTTTGCAGCATCGCATTTACATTGAAGAATGTAGATAACTTCGTCCAGTGGATATGGTTCATTGTCATCATACAAGCTAATAAAAGTGAAAAGTGCGGTAGATTTCTTATAGTGTTTCACTGCCGCTATTAGTAAGTTCTGTTTTGCCTCTTTACATCTAATCATATATCCAATCCGTTAAATTCCTCTAGTGCCTGTTTGTGTTCGTCTGATAGTTCGAAAATTAAATCACCGTATTCAAGTTGATAAGTGCCGAAAGACATTAGGAAGGCGACTGCTGGGTCTATCTTGTTTGCGGCTTTCTTCTTGTTCGGTTTAATGTTGGCGTTCGCATCAGTTTCCATAACTACATTTGATAAAGCCCACGCAAGCACCGGATCGCCATTGTGTTCTATCATCTGTCTGTTTATTAAAACTTCCGCACTTTTCGCCACTGGGCTAAATCGTTGGTATGTTTGCGGGAATGGCTCTACTTCAAGCCCAGCAGCTTGTAATTGTGTTCGTAAATGGGTTGCGTTCCATACATCAAAGCCAATCATTTGTATATCAAACCGTTCAGCATCTTTCAGAATATCGTCTCTGATTTTGTCGTAGTCGATACAGTCGCCCTCTGTGGCAATTAGCCAACCACTGCGCACCCAGTTTCGATACATTGCGCGGTTTTTATTTGCCACGTTGTTAAGCTGAAATTCGGGAATGTAGTGCCGTGTAAGCAAGCGCACTTTGTTTCCGTGTGGGAATGTATAACAAAGGCTCGTTAAGTCGTTGGTACTTGATAAATCTAGCCCTAAATAGCAATCTTGATGAAGTAAATCGCTTTCAGTGTACTTCCGTTCGCATTGCGCCCAGTTTCCATCACCTAGCCACGGCGTAGAGCCTTGACACCATACATTAAAGCGCTTAGTTAGCATTTCTACCCATTCGGACGGAATCCCCCTAGCCTTCTTGATTGTGTTCTCAAAATCAAGGTAAGGAATGGATTTACCTATATTCGGATTTGCTTTTATCCAGTTCTCTTGATTGTCGATTTCGTTTTCTTCGTCTAACTCAAAAATCAACACAAATAAGCTGTCGTTCTGCTCATTTCCTTCAAGAATTTGAGCACAATAATCATAATGCTGTTTACAGGCTGAAATAACATTACTTCCAGCTGTTGTTATAGCAAAGAGTAAGCCTTCTGGGCGCGCGCCTTGCCCTAGCTCTAACGCGCTATATACGCTGTTATCTGTGTGTAAGTGATATTCATCAACAATCGCTAAACTAGGGTTTGTTCCTTCAATGGTTGAAGATTTAGCGGCAAGCGGCCGCATAATGCTGTTATTCTTCGGATTGATTAGCTTGTGTTGCTGAATATTAAGGCGTTTTTTCAATGGGGCTGAAAGCAAGCACATTTGACGAGCATCATCAAATACGATTCTCGCCTGATCTCGGCTTACGGCTGCAGTATAAATATCTTGTTGCCCACCTTCTACCAATAAAAACCAATTAGCTAGTACTGCCGCTACTGTCGATTTAGCATTTTTTCGTGCCACTTGAACATAAGCAGAACGATATTTTCTCAATCCAGTATCTTTCCGTTTAAAGCCTAATAGGTTAGCAAATAGAAACACTTGCCAATCAGAAAGAATAATAGGTTCACCGCGCAAATGCCCTTTAACGTGTGGGCATAATTTAGAGAAAGCCAAAAACTTATTTACCACTCCTTCATCAAAGAAATAAGCGGGGTTTGCTAAATCATTAAAATAGCGTGCTACAGCTTGTTTTATTTTTTTACAAGCTACTATTTCTCCAGATTGAACTTTTCCCGCATACTCATGCCAAATCACCATTTTCACCTACATTGTAAGCACTTGATCAAACATATCTGTAGTTTCAACTTCAACCGGATTTTTTCTGCGACTTACCGGGTCAAAGCCTAAAAGCGAGGACATTTTCACCATCACTTTTTCAGCATCTGCTTTCGCTGACAGTGCGGGGTTTCTTGATTGCGTACCTTGGCTATTTACTATAGAAAAGCCGTTTTTATGAATATCCTCAACTGCAGCACGAAAAAGAGAATAATTCACGCAATATAATTCCAGGTGAATTAAGTCCGCATCTTGAATATCACCACGTTCAAGAAGTTGCGGAATTCGTTCTTTCCATACCGCTTTAGCGATTGGATCTAAAAAACTCGGTGGATTATGCGTTTTTTTCTTGTTTTTTGTTGTCATTGTATTTCCTTATTTTCAAAAAAATTACCTTGCGTAAAAATTTGTATAGGGGGGCGGTTCTGACGGATTGAGCTTTTCTTTTCAAAACTGCCCCCACCTGTTCAAATTGTTTTTTGTAACTCATTGATTTTAAAACAAACCTCAAAATTGAGTTTTATTCAAAATTTCTACCAATCCAAATTTGGATTGGTTAGCTCAGTTGTGGTCATATGACCATAACTCAACTGTGGATATATCACCATAATTCAGGTGTTGCGATATCGAAACAGCTCAACTGTGTACATATGTTCATACTTCAATTGTTTCGATATCAAAACGGTTCCTTCTTCGCACCAAATCCGCGTTGGTCTATCACTCGTGTTTTATAGCTATGGCAATCACGGCATAAAGATTGATGGTTAGATTCAACCCAAAATAGCGGGTCTGCTTGTCCGTTCTCTACGGGCTTAATATGGTCTATCACCGTTGCGGGTGTGTAGATTCCTTTCTCTAAACACATTACACAAAGCGGATGAAAGCGTAAGTATTGCGCGCGGTACTTGCTCCACTTATGGTCATATCCTCGCGCGCTACTGCTGGCTCTTGTGTCTTTGGGCTTATGTTCTTCACATCTGCCTGACCTCACTTTGTTTCTACATCCTGGAAAGCTACAACGTCTTAACGGTTGATAAGGCATATTGGTTACTAAATCCTTAGTAAGCGCAAGGCTCACGATAAACATCCCATAATGATTTAATCGTCATTGGGATTATTGTTTGCTGCGTATCTGTTGTTATTTCTCGGTTAGTGTACAAATGCCCGATATACATCAAACAACCCACTTTGATAGCTGGAGTAAATGGAACGGTGTTTTCTGTTTCTTCATCACCAAAGGTTTTGCCTATATGCTTTTGACATACTTCAAAGGTTGCTACCTTATAGTTTTCGATTAAGTCATCATCTAAATCATGATCTACGTTTAAATGTTGCTTAATTTCTTCAAGCGTTAAATCAGTTTTTTCCATTGCTTACCTCTTTACAAATAAGTTGTAATTCTCTGTGTGATTCCTTGCTATCAATGATGCTGGTTATTTCTAAATTGTGATTACCATATTTCACGCGCATTGTGTTATCCACACTCGTTCCATATCTAATACGGATTCGCACAATGTTTTCATTCGTTACACTTGCACTAGCAAAGAACTCTCTACCCTGTAACGGCTCAACCGCTGCCCGTATATTCGCAACGGTTTTCCACTTACTTACAACTCCACCATAATCATTACTTTCATTTACTTGTTTTTGTAAACTTATTGCCTTGTTATACTTACCAGCTCTAATCATCCGCGCCATTATTTACCCCATTAAATCCACCATCACCACGTTTAACTTCTACAGTTTGTTTCCATGCTTGACTGAATTCGTCTCCACCATCATAAGGCAATAAGCCTTCGCGTCTGCGCACTTCATTAGGTGACATTACGCCCGCTTTAATCGCCACATCATAACTCTTGAAACGTTCATTTTGACTTGTGCGGAGTAAGTCGCTTGTGTCAAATTCGATT